ACTTCTCGGCGGCATCGGGTGGGCAGATATGTATAGTTGTACTATCGTAATCTTCCCCACAATTGGGGCAAATGATTCCGGCAGAGCATGTTTTAGTGGTTTTGCAAATGTGATTCTCACCTGCAATCTCGCCGCAGTTTGGACACTTGTGGTTAGTCGCCATTAGCTTCTCCTTCATATTCGTTTCCCAACCCTCCGGCATGAAGCTCAAGACCTCTTCGCAGATGGCTACCCCAAGGTCAAATCCTGGGCTTTGTTTGGTGTACTCTTGGTAAGACGCTCGATAACCTAGTTTGGCTAAGACATTTGCCCATTGATAAAACGTGTATGGTTCTTTCTTCACCAACGCATCCAGCACCAGCTTGAGGTGATTCCAGTCTTCGAGCGGGTTCCAGCGGGCAAAATAATGTAGCGGTTCTCCGTGGGTAAGAATGTCGCACTTAGATATATCTATTCCCGCAAACTCCGCCAACCAACACAACTCTTTCTCAGTTGGATTCATGCTCTTGCTCCTTTGCTTCTGCGACGACTTTATCTATCTCTGCCAACTGCTTTGCCTCTATGTTGATAATGTCTTGCTCATTTGGCATATTATTCTCCTTTTACTTGCTCAATTTTCTTGCCACAATTAGGACAAAAATTATGTTTAGAAAGTAATAAACTGTGAAATGCTGTGTAAAATGGAAATTTATAACACTCAGCCGACCACGCAAAATAGGGACCTTTTACTAATCCAACACACCTCCATTTACAATTCTTTGATTTAATAATACTCATTCCATCTCCAACATACTCTGCCGGGAAAAATCAACCATTAAACTACAACGCTGATGGGATTCGGCATCTCTGGTTTTACCCATATACAAAGTTACTCTACCTAATCTCTCATCCTCCAAGGTTCTACCCAATCCCAAAACCAGATCAGGACTTTCCATACTGCCGGATGATTCCGATGCGTGTTCAATAGAAACAACATCCTTGCCAACTCTGGCTTTATTAGCCTGTCTAGCTGTCCAATGTACTACCTTGAGATTCCTGGCCAACCATTTACAATCCTCAAATATCTCTCTCAAAGCATGTCTGGGTTCATTGTATTTATTAGTAGCTTTGAACCTGTCGGCATAATCAGTAATAACCATATCTACTTTACGCCCTGATGTTTCTTCTAAGGTTTTTATAAATCCAGCAGCATCTTCTACTGTAGATCGTCTGGATGATAAATCCTTTATTTCACACCTAGCCCCTGTGTCCTTCAGAAACTTAGCCCTTCTACGCCTAGTATAAATTGGGTCTTTGACCATATCCTCAATAGTCTGATTCATCATCCTTTGAAGTAACCGTCTTTTGATTTTCTGTTCCCCATCCTCAAAGGTAAAATAAACCACAAACTTTCCCATAGCCAATGCCTGATAAGCCAGATTTACCAAGGCTGTAGTTTTTCCCCCATTAACTACCGATAATATAACACACAAATCACCAATCTCCGGTCCACCATTGAGCCGTGAGTTCAACCAAGACCAAGGCGTAGGTATATGTATTCCTCCAACATCCATAGTATCCCCATGCTGTAGATTAGTATGCTCCATTATCAAATCATCACCAATACGAGATGCCTTTTCTAGTTGTTGGGCAAACTCGGTTGGAGTAGTTTCAGACATATCCGTAAATCCTTTTAGTATCCGATCAATGGCCGACCACTTAGCCCATTCCAATATTCTTGACCGGATGTATTCAATGTTCTCACAAACTTTAGCATGTTTGACAAGCTCAACCATGCCCCCTTTGTCCCTGTATGTTGCCCGGCGTATGCACTCAACGAGAATATGCTTACTTGGAGTCTTTTTATATCTCTTAACATACTTGTTTATTTCTTCAATCAGACAACGATGATTTTCCTGGGTAAATATCTCTGGAGAGATGATGGACCGGAATCTGAGAAAAAAGGCTCCATCCGTAAGTATTGCTGACATAACCTGATTCTCAAATTCCGGTCCAAGTTCATAAGATAGTTCAATCATTTACCCAAAATCCTAGAAGCCATTGACTTTGTTGACTTCTTCTCCGGTGCAGCTTTGGCATTGGAAGAACCTTTAGGACGACCCCGCTTGCCCTTGGGCTTGGGAGCTTCCTCTGCTTCTTCTTCAACAATGGCCTTCTTAGTCTTGGTTTTGACAACTACCTTAGTTGCAACCTTTTTCTTGCTGACCTTAGCCTTACACTTGTCAAACCAAGGACAGGTCTGACAGCCTTCCCCATCATCTTCTTCAAATAAGTCAGAGTCACCAAAACAAGCAGGTTCAGTTGTAGATTCTTCCTCAAAAACTTCTTCCTCTGTCTCGGAAGTTTCCTCAACTACTTCTTCAGAAGGTTCAGCTTCTTCCTCAACCTCACCAAGACCATCAGCATCCTCAAACAAGGTTTCCTTGTCCATTCCCAACTCATCCAACTGAGCCTCTAGACCTGGATCATCAACCACTTCCAACGGGTCTTTAACCTGTTTGAGCAGGGATGGTGCTACCGGCCAGGGATTACGCATGGGCATAGTAGCATAAGTTGTATCCAGCCCGGAACCTTCTTTTTTGATGGTCAGGCCACAACCATTTTTGGCTTCCAGAAGATCAGCATAATCATCATCCAGCAATAAGGCGGCAATGTCCTTATACACTGTAGTGGGTACTGACCAAACAGATACCTTCTTATCCGGACTGTCAATGTCAATAGCAGATACTAGATAGGTATTACGGAACTTGTAAGGGGATGTTTCTCCGGACTCCTTGGCCAAAGTATCTATCTGACAGTAGGCACACTGTTCCCCAAAAGTCTGCAACCGGCACACATGACCCTTACCCTGAAAACCCTCATCAGCCTTTTTATGCTCTACTAGAGGTCGAGCAAAAATAGTGCTACCTTCCGCATCCTTGAACTCCAAAATACGTAGATGGTTTGTAGTACCGGCTTTGAGGTATCTGATTTTACCCATCCGTTCCTTGACCTTTTTCAACTCCGCTAAAAGTTTCTTTCTGTCAATCGCCATAGGTATTCCCTTTCTTAGAAATGTTCATACGTTCCATTTCGGTGCGTACTGTAGCACCTAGATTTACCAACATGTCCTTCTTGTGTGTTAGTGCTGTAGTTATTCCTTTCAAAACATCCACTGAATACCCGGTTTCATCAACCAACTGCCTCAATCTCAACCAATTTTTATTATTATGACATTCAACTATCACCATCCTTTCTGTTACTCGACTATGATTATTACTCAATTGTCGATACACTTTAGACTCCAACATCTCCAAACGCAGCTTGGCCCGTCTCTCATCTCTCATAGCCCTGGACTGAGCAATAGCATAATAGGCATACAGCTCACCCTGCCGGATCATCTGCCTATCCAAGTCCATACGGCTCAGAGATAAATCACCCTTGACTGTCTTGGTATATTTCTGGAGTTCTAGCTGATTCACTGTTACTCTGCCTTAAATGCGGCTTCAGTCGCATCCACCATCTTCTGCCATTCATTCACAACTGTTGATTTCACCTCATCCATAACTTCCTGAAACTCAACCCCATCTGGAACCACTCTACACTGACCAAACTCAACTCTGATATTCTCAAACCGCATAGTGGGATCAAGGCTTTCAAGGTTAATTGTCTTAGCCATAGAATAAAATACTCTGTTGCCTGACATACCATTTACCGCCCTATCCAAATCACCTCCAATAATCTTTTCCTTGCTCATTGCTTTCTTCCTTTCTAAATAGATTCCATCTCGTAAAGATTCTTGCCTACGGACATATCCACTTTCAATTCCACTCCACATGGTTGCCAGTAATTCATTTCATTATGAATAAGCATAGCTTCACTGACTGTTTGAATTACCTCCCTTCTCCAATCAGCATCCATATCAATTTGTAATTTATCATGCTCAGTATTTATCAACACCGCTCGAATGTTTCTTTCTCGAAACAATTCCCTGACCAAACACAGACTCAATAAACAAAAACTATTGCCAGTAGATTGTACTGGGGCATTACCCGCCTGTCTCAAGGACCGATTCTGTTTGTATTTATCGGAAGATCGGGCATTGGGTAAATGTCTGCGTCTGCCAAACAGATCAGTCACATATCCATTTCTCATAGCCTGTTTGCACAGATCGGTACGATACTCATATACACCAGGAAACTTCTGATTATATTTATTTATCAATTCTTCAGCAGCATCAATAGAAATACCTGTTTTATCACTCATTCCATATTTTGTAAGCCCATACATCGTACCAAGATTCATTTGTTTACCCATGAATCGTTTCTTTTTGGCATCCTCATCCCTGGAAATATACAAAGCCAATAATTCCTCATAATCAAGACCGTATATCAAAGAAGATACATACAAATGCAGGTCCAGATTTTCAGCAAAAGCCTTCTTGAGTTCTCTTTCACCAGACAATCCAGCTAAGATCATTACTTCCAACTGCACATAATCACTGGATAACAACAAACCATTTTCATACCTAGAAACAAATGCCTTCCGGACAATGTTATCCTTGGGGATATTTTGCAGGTTTATCTCTGATGAGGATAGTCTGCCAGTACGAGCCACATCTAGATTGTAGGTAGTGTGAATACAATTATCCGGCCCAGTATAATCTTTCCACTTGGACACAAAGTTTTTCAGGATTGATTCAGTAGAACGATATTCTAACAGGGATTTTATTACCGGAAATCTATCCTCATATTTTACCAATACATCCTTGCCCAAACTATAATTTCCCTGATAGTCGGCTTCAATAGACAAACCCAATTCATCTAAACAAAGATGCAGCATTTGAGGATGGCTCTTGGGATTGAATTCCTTCTTGCCTTTTTCCCAAGTTGAAATATTCTCAGCAGCCCAAGCCTCAGATTTTTTGACAGCCTTATATCCTCTGAATTTCTCCTTAGCTGTCTTGGCCTGTTCTTTCAACTCTGGTTCCACTTCCGACATGGTAAGAGCATCAATAGCCATCCCAGTCATTTCTACCTTGGCCAGATTCTCAGCCACATTACCCATCAATTGCAGCACATCAACCAAACCCTGTTCAATTACCTTTGGTTGCAACAGATCGTGGGCAGTCTTGGTAAGCAGAGCATCCAATCCACAATACCTTAGCAAATCCTTCAACTGAGCCTTTTGTGGTTCTTTTTGAATTGTCTGCATCTGCTTCTTATACCAAGTCCAGGGTATCTCACAATAACTGCCAATAGCATTCAGATTGGCTTCAGCAGACTCATCAATCAAATTCATCTGCAACATGGTATCAGTCAAAGGATAACTCTGCCCATATACTTTTAGATTGCACTTATGTTCATACTTGGAATTTTGGGCAATAGCCTGTCCCAAACTGGTAGAAATATACATCTGCCAACTGTTTTTTATCTGTTCACTGAAGGGAAAGGCCACTGTCTCAATATCTGTTGACAAACCCACACACAATATCTGGAACTCATTACATAGCTCAGGGCGTAAAGCACTCACATCCCCCCAGGTTTCATAATCATAGGCATAATTACCAATATATTCTTTTTGCAATCTCTGGAGATAATCACAAACATCATCGGCTTCCAACAATAACCTGATTTTAGGAAACTCTGGCAACCCCTTCTCTATAAAATCAGATGCCTTGTCCCAAATATCAGCCCACACATTCTCAGCCTTGACAGAGGTCTTGGTTTCTGATCCACTCATCCTAAGTAAATAAGCCGGATGATAATTAGTCAAAAACATATAATTGAGATTTTTATATTTGAAATTACCTAATGCTCCCACAACCTCTTTCATCTTCTGTTTTCTGTTGGTCAACGCAGTATGGGCATAATCCCCCAAGGCCACTATCAGTTTGGGATTATATTTCAATACAGCTTTAATCCAATGTTTCTTACATGATTCCAATTCCGTAGGTTTGGGTTTGTGTGCAGCATAGCAGCAGCGGGAATTGACCAGCACATAGTTTTCCGTAATTGATTTCAAAGTATTTCTAAGAAGCTCTCCAGACCTGCCGATGAACGGTCTGCCCTGCATTTCTTCTTCTTTGCCAGGAGCTTCACCCAGGATGAGCAAGTCCACTGAGCCGTTGTGTTCTCCTACCAATTCGGGAGCTATTGGTCCTTGGCACTTACTGGCCGCTTTGCATTTAGTACAAGTAAATCGGGACATTAGGATGCCTGTAATCTGTACCTGAAATCTTCCGCTGCCACACTGAAATCATGTTGGGTCTTTCGGGGAGAAACACCCAAGACTTTAGCAATAGCCTTATGTGCTCCCCTGAAAGTACCCGTCTGTCTTATGTATTCCAAATAATGAGTTAGTATTCCACAATGATCCACTGAAAGTAACAACAACTGCTTACATGAAATTTCCATCATTTCTTTTCCACTGCCATCTGTTTCTAAAACTTCCTGAACCATTGTTTTCCTCTTATTCTGCATGACCCAACTGCACATAGCATTGATTGATATTTTCAACAAATAAGACTCTATGTTTGTACCGTTGTGAGTATTTATCTTACCAAGACTTTTCCATATTTTTATAGTTGCCATCTGAACAGCATCATCTTGATAACGAGCGGAACAAATAGTAAATGCCAAGCCTCTCAACCTTGGTTTCAAAACATCTAATAATTTTTCAAAACCTACATCACTTACTCTGGCCTCTTGAACCATCCTGATCCAACTGGTCTGATCCATCGGTGCTCCCTTTCATTTCGGACGCTACTTTTTTCAAATCCATCACATTACACACTATCAACCATAACCTAGAACCTTTCTTATAAATACCCAAAACCGGGATTTTATTTTCTTTCTCAGCCAACTCCACTGTATTTTCAAATAGGTTGGCTACTGCTGGATTCTGTCGCTGTTTTACCTCCAGAAATAATCTTGGGTGCATGGAATCTGAACGTGATATTTTTGAGTTTCCCCCGGATAAAGGAACTCTTTCGGACCCAAACCATCGGGCAAATATATTCTCAATGCTTTTCCATCTCTTAGATTTCATTTACACATAACATCCAAAAATATTTTATCACAAGTCTCACTTATAACCCTGCCTAATTTTTTTGGCATCACCCTCAACTGCCATCCATATTTACGCCTAATTCTTATTACTTCCTGCCTGATTTCCCTTGAAGTAATTTCCAACTTTCCATGAATAAAAATATTGGGATAATCACTATTCTTACTCATAATTGATTTACCAATCCCCGCAACACCTTCATCATCTCATTTTGGTTATACATTATTGTTATTAGATAATCGGTTCTTTGCTGTTCATATTCTATAACCCCCTTATTTCTTAAACATTGTCTGTTCGTTTCCTTTATTCTACAATTCAAACCCTCTATAAGCATAAATTTTGTTTCAGCATCCATTGTTTGTATTCCTGTATTCCAAGAATGATATTGCTGCTCTATTGTACCCTTGGGACAATGATATAGGATAAACAAATCAAACATCTCTCTAGCCAGAATCGGATTATAGGCATCATCATGCACATAATCTCTGACTCCGGCAATCCTCCAGACTCTAATAATCCTATTTACTTCCCTGACCATTATTGGTCTTATCTGTACCAAACCCTTAGCATCTTCCGATGAATTGTAGGCTTTGATATCTCCATGAGATTCTATATTCACAGCATAAGCAAAAGCGGCCCCAAAATCATACCAACTAACTGATGGGGATTGGCTCATCTGACCATCAGCAACTTTGCTTCCCTGAATTGGGACCGCTTTGCCAAATAAAACAACCAACGACAGGATGAGTATATAAACCGTTTTCATTTTTTAGTCAGGTCCACAACTCTTTTCTTCATGGTATCGTTGAACACCCACTCAAACAACGCATTCAAGGCTTGGGTCAAAGCACCTTTAGTAGAATAGCCCTCACCTGAATCAGCCATAATTCTACCATTAGGAGCCTTTATTCTCCAACGATATTCCTTCTTCCGGTCCCGATACTTTTCAAGAATCATTTCTTTCTCCTTTGCGTTTTCCCCCGGCACTCATTCCAAAAACCACAAAATCTATTTGAGCAGCACCAAGAATCAGGTTTGGCCAAGGGGAAACACCCTTTGGAAATCATCTCGGCCACATTGAAAGCAATCTTCTTGAACCACCTGAGCCTCTCTGATGTTATCGGAGAACTTAGGTAACTAACTTGAGGAATTTTTGTTTTTATTAAATCACAGAATCCCACCTCTGGATTTTCCATTTGCAACTCAGACTTGGCTACCATACCATACGCACTCAACTGAATATCGGAATCAAGCGTGGCTTGAGATTGCCGTTTTCCTACGGTTTTATAATCTACCACCGATGATTTTGGGTTGACCATTTGGGGCAGGTGTAAGCGTCCCGTAGTATCCAAAACACAATGGATTGGAATTGTACCCAATTGGAGAACAAAGAGCCTTTCTGTTGTTTTAGGTTGATAAAAAGGTGCAAAACGCTTTAGATACATTGGCAATAACATCTTGCCACGCTTGATTATCGTATCTGGTGTTTCTTCTTCCCAATCCTTGATATTCTTTTTCCGATCACTGAAAGTATCAGCAAACTTGACAAACAATCTTTTGACATTCAAATCCTCATGCTGTTTTATTTTGTGATTATTATTCAATTCCAGGGTAGCATGATAAGTGCTACCTTCTTCCATCGCTACAGCCGGAGGACACTTCTTGCCATCCACATATCGAAAACTGTATTGCTGACCACAACGCAACCACATATTGATCTGCGAAGGACTAAGATAATTTTTAGGCAGGGTAAATTTCATTTCTTCTTTACTTTTCTCTTGGCTTTTTTATATTTCAAAACTAATACTTTTGGCAAAGCGGCTATGGTTTGTTTTTGGGTTTTGGTGCAGCATTTATTCTTCTTGATCCTCTGTTTCATGGCTGTCAACAGGCCACAAACAAAATCCTTTTTCTTGGTCCTCTTAGCCAAGAGCTTATCAATATCTACTATCAATTCTTTCCAGCCACATTTATTACACATCTTCAATAGTCCTATATTCATACAAAGGACAGGTAAGTGAAGTACACTTTTTTATTTCCTCAACCTGAAAGTTTATACAGGACAGACAAAAACAATGGACCGCTGATTCCAAACTCCGCTTGGTATATGCCTCTCTAAACATGCTTCTGTACCTGGTAGGCATCGACTTGAGAAACAATGCTCTGGCCAACGCCTTTTTATTTCCTTTGAAAGTCATTCCGGAAAATGCTCCAACAACTTTGTCAGAGAATCAGAATTAGTATTCAAAGCTGTTTGCAAGGTACTTATCTTTTCCTTGATATAATCATTTTGCATCCGCAGCCTTTCAATCTGGTCACGTATTTTTTGTCTTTCCTCACTTGTCATTATGCTTGTCCTTTATGCTCAGAGCCATTTCTAGCTTTTCTTTGTCGGCTTGATCCCACATCTGCTGGTATATTTCCGGGTTGCTTATTTGTATTGGTTTGAGTATTACTCTGTCCCCCTCTTTGGGATAATAACTCAATAAACTGCTATTCTTACCTTGTCTGATTATTCCAGCCTTTTTGAATAGCTCCAATGTTCCAGACCAAGGGGGTATGCCTCTATCAAAATCAATAGTAAATTCCACTTGGGTAAATGGCCTACAGATTCGAGATTTTATTATTTCCATTCTCCCCCTGGTTCCAGTAGTCTGTTCATTCTTTTTGGTTCTACCACCTCTAGTCAAATGTAATCTCAGAGAAGAATAAAATCTTATGGCTCGACCACCGTAAGATTCCCACTTCTGCCCAAACAATACCCCAATCTTACTTCTAAGCTGATTTACCAGAACCAAAGCTATCCCTGTTCCCCGCAGATAATTCAGCAACAGAGGTATTCTCTCCGAGTGAACACGTGCTGCCGGGGCTATGGGACTTCCTGACTTGGTTCCTTTGACAATGGCAGGTGGAGTGGCGGCAGGAGTATCCCACACAATGACACAGGGTTTTTTGGCCTTGGCTTTCTTGGCCTGTTTCTCCAAAAGGTTTACTAAAAACTCATAGGTACTTTCCAAATCCTCAGCAATAAAATACATCAGGTTCTCATCTACCCCTAGTACCTTGGTGGCAAAATCCTTGTTGATACTATTCTCGGAATCAATCAGAACCGCCCATCCACCTGCCTTTATTACTTCCCGGCATAGCTGTAATCCCAACATACTCTTGCCGGTAGAAAAGTCTCCCACTATTTCAGTTATCAGGCCGGAAGGTATTCCCCCTTGAAGCAAGAAATCAAATGCTAGACAGCCGGTAGAAATTGGATTTCCGTTGGGTTGAATATCTTCCAACAGGGAAGCTCCAAAGCTTTCTGCCAGCTTTCTTGCATGATCTATTTGTTTAGCCATTTGTGCTTAATCAACTAAATTGGTTTTTGTAACAACACCATATTTAATCAAATCCAGTTCTTTTATAGGTGTACACCCTTTTACCCTAAATTTTCCATTACTGCCAATCGGTACACATACAATATCCGAAACATCAAACTCACAAAGTAATATTTTATATCCTGTTTCCCATTTCCAAATACACCAATCTAATGTTGCCAAATTTATTCCAGTAGCACATTGCAGAGTTTCATTTTCACACCACTCATCAACATCCACCCGCTCACCAATTTTATAAACAATACCTCCGTTGAATGGCCCCTCATTTTTTTCGTCAACAAGCTTATAGGCTCGAATAATCCCAGGCTGATCTAATAAAAAATATAAAGGCGTTGTCAAATATTTGTTTATTCCTTTGGCCCCGGATAAATCGGCCCTGGATAAATAAGCCCCGAATAAATAAGCCCCGGATAAATTGGCCCCGGATAAATTGGCCCTGGATAAATCGGCCCCGAATAAATAAGCCCCGGATAAATTGGCCCCGGATAAATTGGCCCCGGATAAATTGGCCCTGGATAAATTGGCCCCGAATAAATAAGCCCCGGATAAATTGGCCCCGGGTAAATTGGCCCTGGATAAATTGGCCCTGGATAAATTGGCCCCGGATAAATTGGCCCTGGATAAATTGGCCCCGAATAAATAAGCCCTGGATAAATTGGCCCCGAATAAATAAGCCCCGGATAAATTGGCCCCGGGTAAATTGGCCCTGGATAAATTGGCCCTGGATAAATTGGCCCCGAATAAATAAGCCCTGGATAAATTGGCCCCGAATAAATAAGCCCCGGGTAAATTGGCCCTGGATAAATTGGCCCTGTTGCTTTCAACACATTCTAAAAAAGTATCTGCCTCTTGTTCTATTAGTATTTCTCCACCAATAGTTTTGATTTGATATACCATCTCTGTGCTCCTTTATTCTAAACAGGTTCTCGAACACCATTTTCAACATATTCCAAATAACGCCCAAAGCAATTTCCTCTGAATACTGTATTGGGTACTGGATATGGCCTTTTGAATCTTTGCAAACACCATTCTTCGGGAAATGTAGAAAATTGGGCCTCAATAAATAATTTGGCCAATCGGCAATCTTTCAATTCTTCAGCTATAGCATCAATAAATACATTCATATCTGGTTTTATAAGCCATCTGACCAGCATTGTTTTTCCAGTTCTGAAAGATGCTGCCTTAGCATATTCACGTTTTAATAGTTCAGAGCATATTTGGGTATTATAATCTGTCATAACTATTATTTTATTATCTCATGTGAAGCTTGTAAAATAGCAAAACAACCTCTAATAAATAATATTCCTACAAAAATCATAATTATTACCAAGCTCAACCATCCTATTCCTAAAACAAGATGATAAAAACCCAAAACAAAAAGCTTTATTCTTTCAATATTCATTTATTCACCAAAATTAGTGGCAGGGGGAATATCCGTAGAACAACAGGATAAACCCCCTGCCGGAGCACAGCTTGGTTATTGTTTATTTCTTGCTTCATTTCTCAGAACACATTCCAATAAAGCCGCATCTCTGTTTTCAAATATATCCTTGGGATCAAGATATACTGATTCCCCTCTACCCTGATACCATATTCCCCGGCTGTCTATTATTATTTTGCTGATGGTTATTGGACTACTTGTTCCCCAGGTATTATTTAGTTGATATATCTGGAAAACCGTTTGTCCTATTTCAAAGCCGGTAAATTGATACTCAATCATTTTCTGTACTCCTGTGTTTGACATCTATAGCTTAGCCGGAACGAATTTATTTGTCAACTGAAATCTTTTATTTATTTTCATTTTATTTATTAGCCGGTTGAGAGTTTTGATTTTTTGATTTTCCCTTCTTTCTTAAGTAACAATTACTATTACTATTACTGTTACTTATTATTATTACTCATTACTGTTATTGTTATTGTTACTGTTACCCCGCGTAAGGGTCTCTATTAGATATACCATTCTCGAAGCATCAAAAGTACATTTTTTCAAAGATTTATTTTAACTATTTTCACTTGGCTTATTATTCCATACCGGCTAAGAGTTTACGTCTATCTTACCCATCTTACCTATCTTACCTATCTTACCTATCTTAACAGGTAAATTCCAGCAAATGGAAAATGGTTTTCAGAGTTGATACTAACAAACACCTAATTGAAGTGTTATTTAGTCCACAATTTAATTCATAAGTCCTTGTTTTTAACTGATGGCTTGCTTGTTTATATTGGGTCAAATTGTACCTTCACATACAACTGAAGATAATTTATATCTATATATTGTCTAAAATGGCTGGATACACCATATATTGGTGCAGGATACTCATCAGCATCAGGAACACTGTTCATATCCCCCTCCCACTGTAGTTTAAATCTTTGGTAGTCCTCAGTATTTAATGTAAGGGTTTCCAGCAAATTTAAATGAAACCAATAAACTTCATCTTCTACAACATCTGATCTAATCACGCTGTTGCCCGACATGGCCGGACTGTCATTCACATACCACATAAATTCAGAATCTAAAAAATGATTATCCACTGATACATCTGGTGCAGCCAGCACCATCTTAATCCAGGCATCTGTCACCTTCACTGTCACTGGTATTTCATCCCATATTGCTAGTAGTTTCAACGCTCCATAATCTATATATCTGGTAAAGTTTTCCCCTACAACAGACCTACATGAATACCTGTCTATAGACCCTCCTTCTCCATCCGAAATTGGTACATAGGAACCTCTAAACCGTCGGCCAATAAACTCAGCACCACCGGTAATTTCAACAATTGATGAAAACCCTGATGTTTTTGCGGCTGCCCAAGTATTTTCAAAATCAGTACGTGAATATAAAGGTGTTAATTGACTATCGGAAAAACTCATTTTGTGACAGTCTAAATGGAGAAAACAAGAATAAACTTCGTTCCATGCAGATGCTAAATTCACCTTGGCATATCCCCATTTATCCCTTTCAAAAGCCTGTCTGAGTAATATTGTTGGTCCATAGGTATCATCCCTTATTATATATCTTACATCTGTTCCATTTCCGGGATTGGTTTGTAAAGTTAACTCATCATCGGTATGAGAGCTAATTACAAATGTTCCAGTATTTCCACCTGTTGAACTTAGGATTACACACTTAAACCCCTTAATATCCCGTCCCACAAACTTTTCAACATCTGTTAATTTATAGCCTGTACTACTGGTTATTGCTGCTGTACCATAAATGCCTGTTACCCCTCCCTTTTCCCAATATCTCGGTATAAGGTCATAAACTACATCAGTCCCATCCCCAGGATCATTTGCAAAATATAATGTATTGTCTGTATGATACAGAATATAAAAAGTTCCAGTATTTCCACCATCTGATTCTGCTATTCTAACTTCGGCTCCTAATAAATTCAAACCGGCAAATTTTCCTGTATCAGTAAGAGAATAAGCAGAAGATGAGGTCGTTGCCGAATCCCCAAGCACACCAAGAGTATCTTTTCTATATTCAATAAAACTAAATGGACTATAAGGTTGATAATAATGACAAAATTGTTGAACCATTTGTCTGGCATGTTGTAAATGAATGCCCTCTACCAATGTTGCAAATTGTGGAGTTTGCTTGATATAGTGCTGTCGGTCCACAACCCCACCAAACCAACCTGCATACATGGAAAAATAAGAAGTAGCACTATTAGCCCCAATTAAAACTTCCTTGCTTTCTCCAAGTACATGTATAATTCTGCCTCCCCCAAATACTTCTGTTGGATAGGAATAATATCCTTGTTTGCTTTGAATCTTTGCTACCCATCCCTTTCCATAACTATTTATAGCAGCTACTAATTCAGAAACATCATCATAATTCTCATCAGTAAGATCAAATTCTTTTTCACTTTCATTTGCACCCCCAACTACCTTTAACATCATTTTGGCCGGTCCAACCTCATAAAAATAATAATTACTTATGGCTCCAATAGGCCCAAATTCTATCCCATCACTACTACTATAAATATATGCCTTGTCGTTTGTATTAGAGAGAATATAAAATGCTCCTGTGTTTCCAGTAGTGGAACTGGTAACATACAAATAAGCACCATTTAAATCCAATCCAGTAAAAGCCCCAATATTCTGTAATTCATCCTCATCAACAATTTCACCGACCCCCTCATGTTTTGTTCCTCTCCGATGGTTTTCCACTGTAGCCAAATCAGCATCAGAACTAGAATTATAAATGGACATAATGGTTGAATTGCCTAAATATCCACTATACATTGAAAGTCTATACCCATTAGCTTTTGCTAATTCATTCCAAGCCTTTAGACTTAGATTTTCACCTTGGGCTAGAGGAAATTCAGTAAATTCACCCATAATAATTATACCAGTACAGATGGCCCATTGAAGAAATAGCGAGCAGTTCCACCTATATCTATCAAAACAAACACTTGAACATATAAATTAGTTGGCAAATCGTGATAGCTGTATCTTTCCCCAAGATGTGTTGCTGTAACCCAACGTCCCCCACTAAGATAGCTTGCTGTAATTCTATCAGTCTCAACTCCCGCAGCAATGGTTAGCTCCCTTACCCAATATCTTTCCTCTGTATAGTCAGGTTCTCCGGAAGGACCACTACCATATAATTGAGCCAAAAAGAAAGTGGCCTGACGATTAAAATAATATTTTGGTAGTCCATCTTGGTCATACTTCACATAAACAGTAACAATGGTTGAAGCATTTGTGATTGATGAAGTCTTTGCTTCACAATGTAAAATATGGCTATTATAAGCCTCTCCTAAGTTTATAGCAGCTACATAGTGGATCATACCATACCACTGAATATCACTTAAACTTGATGGTTTTACAGGGTGGTAGAAGATAGGCAATGCAGCATAATCATCATCTGTACCATAACTGGCACTTGGGGAAGAACTAGCTGAAGGGTCTGCTGTATTACTGCAAATTACCTCTTTTACCCAATATCTAGCATCTTGAAAATTAGTTTCATTATTTGGTCCGGTAGTAACAAGTCTAGCCAAAAAAGTTCTTTCTCCCCCACCCCTTGTTTTTGGCTTGGTAGTGGTCTTGGTAGTCCTTTTCAGACGGTCCACATAAGGTATCAAATCTTCCAGTTGCCTGACCGCTTTCTCACCTAGTAGGTATCGTTTAGCCATTGAAAACCTCTGCTTGTTCTAAAGACCCTGTTTATCCAGCCCTCCTGAGCCTGTGGCAAGCGATCTATAGTCAACTGGCCTATCAGACACCTCTCTAACAAAGTCCCCTCTCAAACGATCCTGAGCAGCCTGAGAGCAAATTAGCCTTATCTATCTTTCCCATACTACCCATCCTACCAAAACCTGCCATTTTGACAGTTTAACACAACTAACTAGCACTTGGGGAGCTACTCGGAGCAGGAGACATACTTGGAGA